TCACCAACGAACCCGACCTGATCCACGACCCGGCTCCGGTGCGGTCATGAAGGCGTCCATCATCGTCTTGGCCTACGGCAACGTCGTCCACACGCGCCGCTGCATCGACGCCGTCGCACGCACCGCACCCGACGCCGAACTCGTCATCATCGACAACGGGTCGACCGCCGAGGTTCCTGGCGCGGTCGTGAACGCCGAGAACGTCGGCTTCGCACGCGGCTGCAACCAAGGCGCCAAGTTGGCGACCGGTGACGTGCTGGTGTTCCTCAACAACGACGCCACGCCCCGTCAGGGGTGGCTGGAAGCCCTCCTGGCGCCCTTCGAGGACGACACGGTAGGGATGACAGGCGCGACGCTGCGCTACCCGGATGGGAGCGTTCAGGCCGCCGGCATCACCATCGACTTCGACCGGCCCTACGGCAACGAAGCCCGCAACGCCAACCTGCCGCCCGGCGACGTGCAAGGCGTCACCGGAGCGTGCATGGCGGTCCGCCGTCTCACCTTCCAGCGGGTCGGTGGGTTCGATGAGGGCTTCTGGAACGGCTACGAGGACGTCGACCTCTGCCTGAAGGTCGACGAGGACGGCTGGCGCATCGTCCTCACCGACGCCGACGTGGAGCACATCGAGTCGGCGTCGGGTCCCGAACGCTGGACCGGCGTCCACCGCAACATCGCCCGCCTACGCACGAAGTGGATGTGACATGGCCGCTGCTTACGCCACCGTGCAAGACGCACAGGACCAGCTCGACATCTCCGACACCTCGGACGACGCCTACCTCGATGTCTGCCTGAACGCCGCGTCCCGAGCGGTCGACCAGTGGTGCAACCGCCGGTTCTACAAGGACACCTCCGCCACCGCCCGCTACTACACCGCCACCGACCCCCGTTGGCTCGACGTGGACGACTTCTGGTCGACCACCGGCCTGGTCGTCGCCACCGACACCGGGGACGCCGGCACCTACGGCACGACCTGGACCACCTCGGACTACGAGCTGCACCCCATCAACGGCATCGCCGCCGGCTACGAGGATTGGCCGTACACGGCGCTGTCCGCCACCGGCAACCTGTGGTTCCCGACCCCCCGGATGCACCGCAACCGGGTGTCGGTCACCGCGAAGTGGGGGTGGGCGAACGTCCCCGACGAGGTGAAGCTGGCGACCATCTTGAAGGCGGTTCGCCTGTATCGCCGCAAGTTCTCCCCTGACGGCGCAGCGGGTGGGTTCACGCTCCCCGTCATCAAGGTGACGACCCGCGAGGACCCCGACGTGGCGATGCTGCTTGAGCCGTTCCGCAAGCGTCAGGCGTTCGTGGCGTGACCGCCATCGACTTGGACGACGTGGCCGCCGGCATCAAGGAGGCCCTTGAGACGATCCCGTCGCTGACCGGCCGGGCGTTCTCGGAGATCCCTGAGCGGGTCAGTCCCCCGACGGCGGTGGTCGTGCTCGGCTCCGGCGATTGGGAGACGTTCGACGACGCTGAACGGGTCAACTGGCAGATCCTGCTGCTGGTGTCCCTGGCGAACGCCAAGAACGCACAGCAGCGCCTACGGGACTTCCTGAAGCGCACCGGCACCGAGTCCGTCAAGGCGGCGCTCGAGGCCGACGGGACGCTCGGCGGAACGGTCGCTGACCTGAACGCCGGCCCGTGGAACGAGCCAGACACCTACGAGATCGGTGACCAGCAGTACCTCGGTGTTGTCGTCAACCTCGCCACCTACGGCTGATGCGGGTCCTGGTCTGCCTTCCCGGCCCGAACTTCTCGGTCGCTGACGTAGCGAACGGGTGGGTGAAGGCGCTGTCCAAAGTGGCTGAGGTGTCCACGTTCGACGTGGGTGGCCGCATGGGCTGGTACGAGAAGTCGCTGCGCCAGCAGGTCCCCGACGAGGACCGCCGCAAGTTCGACTCGGCGCACATGATGGCCGAAGACCTGCGAGCCGCCTGCTACGACACCTGGCCCGACGTGGTCGTCGTCGTCTCGTCGTTCTTCATCCCGAAGCACACCTACGAGGTGTTGCGGGCACGGGGCCACAAGATCGTGGTGCTGTTCACCGAGTCCCCCTACGAGGACCCGTCGCAACAGCTCATCGCAGCGCACGCCGACCTGGCCGTGCTGAACGACCCGACGAACCTCGAGGCGTTCCGACAGGTCACGGACGCCATCTACCTGCCGCACGCCTACGACCCCGACATCCACCACCCCCGGCCGGCTCGGGAGCAGTACCGCTCGGACTTCTGCTTCGTCGGCACCGGCTACCCGTCGCGCATCAAGTTCTTCGAGCAGTGCGACTTCCGTGGCATCGACGTGGCGCTTGCCGGGAACTGGCAGGAACTCACCGACGCCTCACCGCTCCGCAAGTACGTGGCGCACGACATCGACGCGTGCATCGACAACAGCGAAGCGGTCCACCTGTACGCATCCACGAAAGCGTCAGCGAACATCTACCGGGTCGAGGCTGCGTCCCCCGACCACGTCGAAGGCTGGGCGATGGGACCCCGTGAGGTCGAGCTGGCGGCCTGCGGGACCTTCTACCTGACCCAGCCGCGCGGCGAGAACCGTGAGGTTCTGCCGATGGTCCCCACCTTCGAGGACCCCGTCGACCTGTCCGAGCAGCTTCGGTTCTGGCTCGCCCGGGACGACGCCCGCCAGAAAGTCGCCGAAGGGGCGCGCGCCGCGATCGCGGACCGCACCTTCGACAACCACGCAGCACAAATGCTGCGAACCCTCGGCGTCTAGCCGAGTCCCCAACCACACAGGAGGGCCTGATGGCTCGCGCACACGGCCGTAACGGCCAGATCTATGTGGGGATCGCGTCGTCGACCGCGGCGCCCGAGCCCCTCGTCTTCATCTCGAAGTGGTCCCTGGACGCCAAGACCGACCGCCAGGACGCCACTGCGTTCGGCGACACGAACAAGACCTACGTGGCGGGACTCCCCGACGCCAACATCTCGTTCGAGGGCTTCTTCGACACCGCGACGCAGCAGACGTGGACGGCCGCCCAGGACGGCGCCGCCCGCAAGTTCTACCTGTACCCGTCGACCCCGAGCACTGCCGGCCCGTACTGGTACGGCACCGGCTTCTTCGACTTCTCGGTCGACGTGGACGTGCAGGGCGTCGACAAGGTGAAGGGCACCGCCAACGCCGCTTCCGCCGTCAACCGGATCGGCTGATCGGTAGCCCGTCGTGGGCACGTCGAAGTCGGTCAGCGACCTGGCCGGCAAGTGCAACAAGTACGCCACGGCCATCCCGAAGGCGAACGAGGTTGCGCTGCGACAAGCGGCGCTAGCTGCCAAAGAGGTGATGATCGCCAACGCGGCGACCATCGGTGGCCTCAAGGTCGGCCAGCCGCTCCCCAAAGCCGGCAAAGGCAAGTGGGGTGCCCGCTACGACATCAAGCAAGGCTTGACCTCCCGCACCGAGGCGGGGGTGAGCAAGGACGCGGTGTTGCGCTACATCGGCCCGGTTCACTGGGCTGAAGGTGGCACGAAGCCGCACTTCATCACCCCCGCCGGGGTCGGCGGGTCACGTTCGTCTCGGGCTGGCCGTGCCGCCGCCGCAAACCTGTTCACGTTCATGGTGGCGGGCGGGTCGGTTGAAGGCGTGTACGGCGGCCTGCGTAGGTCGAAGGCGTCGAGCGGTCGTGCTCGCGCCTTGAAGGTCGGCGGTCAGTTCGCGATGTGGGCCAAGCACCCCGGTGCGAAGGCTCGCCCGTTCTGGTCGCCGACGAAGGCACAGATCGCTGTGCAGACACCGCGTGTGTTCCAAGCCGCCTACACGGGCGCCTTGGTCCGCACGTTCACCTGATGGGGGACATCATGACTGGACGCACCACCGCACGTAAGACGCCCGGCGAGCGGGCCGTCGCCGACATCCTCGGGGGCCGCTGCGACGCGGATCTCATGGAGGTGCTGAACGCCATCAATCGGCGGGCGACGGGTGCGGCCGTCGCCCGCCGTTGGCGCGTCAGCCTGGACGGCACCACGCTCACCGAAGACGACCTCACCCTCGACGAAGCCGTCGAGATCGAGGAACTCACCGGGACCACCTGGGCGTCGATCTCTCCGCTGAACACCGCCGCGCACTGCCGGGCCATCCTGCGGGTGATGCTCACCCGCCGCGCCGGGCTCTCCGAAGCCGACGCTGACGCCCGGCTCGGCAAGGCCACCGTCACCGAGATCATGGGCAGCCTCGAGCTGTACGGGGTGCAGCCGGCCCCTTTCGATTCAGAGAGTGCGCCGACTACCTGACGTGGTTCCCGAAGGTCTACCGGTGGACGCCCACCGAGTGCCGCCGGGAACGCATGGGCGACCTGAACCGCCTGATTGAACCTCCCGACTCCGAACCCGGAGAAGAAGAATGGCCGGACTGACCGAGCGCTTGGCGATCATCATCAACGCCGACGGCTCGCAGGCTGTGTCGGAGTTCAAGAAGGTGGGCGCCGCCGCGTCGTCCGAACTCGGCAAGGCCGAGGGCGGCGCGAAGCGCATGGGCAACGGCATGGTCATGGCTGGCGCTGCGATGGTCGGAGCTGGTGCCGCGATCGTCGGGGCCATGTCGAAGATGGCCGACTCGTTCATCGACGCCGGCAAGGAGACGCTGCGCTTGCAGCGCCTCACGGGCGGCACCGCCGAAGAGGCGTCGCGGTTGCGGTTTGTGGCGCAGCAGACCGGCACCTCGGTCGACACGCTCGCCAACGGCTTGAAGTTCCTCGGCAAGAACATGGAGGCGGGCAAGGCCGCCTTCACTGAACTCGGGGTCGCCACCAGGGACGGCGCCGGGCACTTCCGCAACACAGAGGATGTCCTGTACGACGTCGCTGACGCGTTCAAGAACATGGAGAACGGCGCACAGAAGACGGCGCTGGCGGTGCAGATCTTCGGCAAGCAGGGCACCGACATGATCCCCATGCTCAACCGTGGCGGTGACGCGCTGCGCCAGCTCGGCCAGGAAGCCAAGAAGTACGGCCTCGAGCTGTCCGGCGAGAACCTGAACTCGGTCAAGGACTACTTGAAGGCGCACCGCGAGCTGGACGCCGCCATGCAGGGCCTCAAGGTGCAGATCGGCATCGGGGTGGCTCCGGTCCTCACCGGCCTCACGAATCAGGTGTCCGGTGCCGTGCAGTGGTTCTCGGGCCTGTCGAACTCCACAAAGCAGGCCATCGGCACGTTTGCTGCCTTCGGTGGCACCTCGCTGATCGTGCTCGGTTCGCTCACCACGATCGCCGGGGTCATCACCCGGATGCAGGGCGGTGTCGCTCTGATCGTCAAGGGCTTCGACGCTGCGTCGGTCGCGCTCTACAACTTCTCGGGCAACATCGGCCGCAACGCCTTGGTCGCTGGCGGGTGGGCCGCCGTAATCGCCGGTGCTGTTGTCGCGTTCCAGCAGTGGAACAGCGAGATGAAGGCCGCCGACGACATGGCGAAGAACCTGACCGAGCGCATGACCACCAAGGCGCAGGTTGGCGGCTACGACACCGCAGTCGCACAGATCGGCCGCATCAACGATGCGCTGGCTGAGAACCGCCGGGAGTGGGAAGAGTGGCACAAGACCGGCGGCATCTCCGGGCTTGTTGACGCCGACTACCAGGCGGCCCTTGATAAGCAGAACGAATCCCTCGGGATGCAGCAGTACGCCCTGATGATCAACACGGCCGCCGCCCGTGCCCTTGCCGAAGCCAAGCACATCACGGTGCAGGAGGCATACAAGGAAGTCACGGCGTCGAACCAGACCACCGACGCCGTCGAGGAAGAGAAGAAGAAGAAAGACGAACTCACCAGGAAGCTCGGTGAGGAGGAGCAGGCCCGCAAGCGCCTGCTCGACGTGCGGAACTCCGAATACAACGCCATCGTCGGCCTCGGTGGCGCGTCGATGGACTACGAGCAGGCACAGCGGGCCGTCACCACGGCATCCATGAAGGTGCAGGCCAACGCCTCCCCTGAGAACGTCGAGGAACTCAACAAGGCGATTCGTGGGCAGGCCGAGGCTCGCACCAAGGTCGCCGAAGCGCAGGCCCAGGCGAACGGCCAGGAACTCGACGGGGCGCAGAAGGCTGCGATCTACAGCGGTGAACTCAAGACGCTGACCGACCGGTTCCCCGGGCTTCGTGCCCAGCTCGAGCCGACCATCGTCCTACTCGACAACTTGGCGCAGTCCCGCACTGCCGAGGTCACCGTTCAGGTGAACGGCATCGACGAGGCGCAGCAGAAGATCTACAACCTGCAATACGAGTTGGAGATCATGCGAAAGGAAGCCAGCGGGATGACCCCCGAGCAGGCTTTCGCTTCGACCGAACTGCGGGTCGCCGGCAAGCGTGCCGACGGTGGCCCGGTGTCGCCGAACCTGCCGTACCTCGTCGGCGAGCGCGGCCCCGAGGTGTTCGTCCCCGCCACCGCTGGCAGTGTCCTGCCGAACGGGGCCGGCATCTCTCGCACCTACAACGTGCAGGGCCTCACCGCCGAGCAGGCGTTGGCGCTCATGCACGCCGATGAGCGCAACCAGCTGGTAGGTGCCGCATGACCTCGCTCACCGCCGACTGGACCGGCGCCGTCAACGGCGTCACGTTCGGCCAGGGCACCAACTACCGGTGGCGCCCGGACGGGTTCTCCGGTCTGGCGCTCCCAGGGTTCCGCAACACCGACCTGTCGCGCGGCCCGCAGGTGGCCGGTGTGTCGTCGTCGTTCGACACGCTCGAAGCCCGGATGCTGGTGTTCCCCATCATGGTGAGCCGAGCGACGGCCACCGCCACACAGCAGGCGTTCCAGACGCTCAAGGCAGCCTTTGCGCCAGCCACATCGGACACCACGTTGGACCTGCGGGTCCCGGGGATGCCCGAGACGCAGATGCTCGCCTACGGCCGGCCCCGCGGCATCACGTCGGAACGATGGGACGCCACCGGGCGCAACGTGTCCTGTGTCGCCTCGTTCCTCTGTACCGACCCGTACTGGTACGGCGCCGCTGTCGCCATCTCGGCGGACTCCTCGAGCCCGATCCCGATCGTCAACGCCGGGGACGCATCGACGCGCCGCTGCACGCTGACCGTCGTCGGGTCTGGCGGAACCCCGGTGATCACGAACCCGAACGTGGGACACATCACCTTCTCCGGTGCTCTGTCGGGCACCGCCACGATCGACTTGGACGCACAGACCGTCACGGTGGCGTCCGCGTCGCGCGAGGACTTGGTGGACCCGTCGTCCACTTGGTTCACGATCGCCGCCGGCACCAACAACGTGACGTTCACCGGTTGCACGTCGGTCGCCAGCTCGACGCGACCCGCCTACCACTAGGGGACACCCATCATGGCAACCCTCACTTCGACCGCTTCGTCGACCATCCTCAACTGGCTGTTCAACGGCGATGCTGCCGCGTCCGGTCAGCGCTGGCTGGCGCTCGACACGAACGGTTCCAACACCGAATGCACCGACGGGTCCTATGCCCGCTACGACCTCACTGCGGCTGTCCCGGCGGCTACGTCGGGGTCGCTGACGTCCGACGTGGCGATCTCGGCGAACGTCGGCACGCAGACCGTCACCCACTACCGGGTGGTGACCACGTCGAACTCGTCGACCTCGGTGACGCTCGTCAACGGTGCTCTGTCCACCTCGAAGACCGGCGCCTTCTCCATCGCCATCGGTGACATCACCGGCACCGCCTACGGGGTCTAGCGGGTGACCGCCCTCATCGACGTTCCTGTCGAAGTCACCTTCGACGTTACGACGACACCTGATCCCCGGATCGCCATCGACGTCGCGGTCGACCTCGACATCGTCGTCCGTTCGTCGGGCACTGACCGGCGCATCGTGCTGGTCGACAACACGGGCGAAGTGCTCCCCGACGGCTTCCTCGACACCGCCGTCATGGGCGAGATCACTTGGGAGCCGTCGCGCACGACGACCTGGCGCGCGACGGTGCCGCTCGCCGATGACAAGGTCGACGCCATCCTCGGCGCTCAGGGCGCCTCGGGGGACTACGGGGTCGGCCTCGGGTTCATCGAAGCGCAGCTTTGGCGTGGTGACCGGCTGTTGACGTGGGGTCCGATCACGTCGGTGCAAGCCAACGGCGCGACGTTGGAGATCACCGGAGCCGACTGCGGGTTCTACTACGACCGCCGCATCATCGGTCCGGGTGCCAGACCGAACCTGATCACCTGGGACGACTCGTCTCCGTTGAACGGGTGGACGGTGTTGTACCCGCGTTCCACGTTCGACTACGCGCCGGGTGACCCCGCCGACCTGTGGGTGTCCGAAGCGACGGTGTCCATCGACGGGAAACGGTGGCTGAAGTTCCTGAACACCACCGACCCGTTGGATGACCCGCTGGTGCAGCCGATGGCGATGCAGACGGTCCGGCTGAACGCTGCCGCGTTCTCGCATCGGGTGACGATGTCGGCGCTGTTCTACTCGTCGGCGTTCACCGAGCCGAACGCACGCAAGTCCGGCCTCGGTCTGGCGATTCTGCCGGTCGGCTGGACGAACCTCTACACCGACGCCGTGAAGGTTCAGTGGGCGACGGTGGACGAGAACTTCCCGCATGGAACCGGGGCGGGACCTACCCGCCAGTCGGTGTCGATTGACGTGGGGGTGGCGTCGGAGTACGTGGTCGCTGCCGTCATCACGGTGCCGCGCGGCACCACCTACGTGCGCGACGTGTTCCTCGATTGGGATGGCGGCCTCGAGTTCTCCGGCGAAGATCAGGTTGACATCGCGTTCAAGGTGTCCGACCACATCACCGGCAACGCGAGCAGCGTCTACACGTTCGCCACCCATCACCCGCTGTACCCGTACGCAGGCGAGGACTACGGCAAGTCCGACCTCAACATCGAGGTGGACGGACCGGACTCGGGGGTGATGCGGTCGCGCCGCTACCTGTTCACCACCCAGCAGACCGGCTCGGCTGCGTTGCAGGAGTTCGCCAACTACGACGACGGCCTCGAATACGGGTTCAGCTACACGAAGAACAGCCGCACCCTGAACCTGCATCACCCGAAGATGGGCACCTACCGC